GTACAAGTCTGCTCTTCGTACTGGTCAGTGGAAAACTCTTACCAAGTAATATATGCTTTACTGGCTGACAAAACCGTTTAAGCAGAAGTATGTTTCGTATAAAGGATTTCTTCAATCAAGTATTAGTGGAAAACTTTATCCGGCAGAAATGCGATATTATCCAAGTGGATTAACGGTTGTTATTGATCATTATGAATGTGTTTTCCATCTATTGCCAGTTTCAGGCGGTGGATATGTCATTGAAAACAATAACGAATATTCTAAATTTTTCCTTGCTGAAAGCAAATGAAGTTGTTACATGATTCAGCAAAACTCGAAGCGTTTTTTCGTGAAATTGCTGATTTAACTCTTAATCACGATGTTGAAGGTGTGGATGGTGATACTGCCGTTGTATATCCATCTAAATTAGGAAAAGCATTGGAAAAAGTTGATCCTGAATGGTGGAAATTAAAGTCGGAATAATATGAAAAAGCTTTCTTATATCTTAATCCTCATTGGTATTGTTTGTTTATTCACCGGCTGCTCTACCTGTAAAAGTGAGCCTAAAGTAAACGGTGATGGAACATACCAACTTTGGACTTTCTAAATGAAATGCGGTAAGAAGAGATTTGATAAGATTAAGGCAATGTTGGTGGTTGCCGAAGCTCAGAATTCAACCAGTTCAAATAGATTGGAACAACGATATTACTTCTGCTCCAAGTGTAACGCCTATCACGTCACGAAAACTGAATATAAGCCTTGACTTCTTTTAGAGTCTGGCCTAACATCTTTTTATAGATGACTTTAATATTTAATAAGCAAGAAGTTACTTGGCCCCTGCTCCCAAGTGATGTCCCTAAGTTCATTCAATTTTTAACTGAACGTGGATATAATCCTCAACAATATGATGTTGTTGGATTAAAATATGCCAGAGTAGATAAAGAAGTTGATTATTATCACCTGCAAGATGAATGGGATAAATATACAGGATATGATAAAATCCTAAAAAAGTATATGGAAAGCACTACTTGGAAACAGATTGATCAACGAGAAAAAGAACGTCTTAAAGAATATGAATCAGCCAACTCTTAATTTTACTTTTCCGGTTTATACTGTCAACCAATTACTCGAAATTATTCAGCGAGAGTTGGTGATAGATACTCAATCTCTCATTGAATATGGATTTGCTAAATGGGATAAAGATGATCCTCGACCATTTATTAAATCTATTAATCTTGGAGGAACGAGTTCACTTCATTCACAATATCTATTGGACACCGGAGATCGAGAATGGATCTGGTTGGTGAATATGTCTGAAGCAATATTGATCAAAAAGAATTAAAATATGGATAAAGTAAAACGATTGTTTAACGAAGATCGCCGGGAAGATTGGACGGAGGATGCCAGACAAATTAGCATGGAAGTGGAAAAGGCTCTTCGCCCTATCATTGAACGAGCATTTGAACAAAAATATTCGATGAGAGATTTGCATGGTATTATATGTCATGCGTCACTTGATTTAACTTTGTGTTCGTTAATGTTTAATAAGGAAGGCGATAAACCATTGGCCGATCCGCCTACATTCGTGGATTAAAACCTTGACTTCCCCTATAAAAAGTCTATACTCTCACAACTATGACTCTTAAAAAATCAGGAATGGACGAGATATTTCAAATCATTCTCGCCGACGTTGATCAAGCTTCCTTTATGATGCATCAACACATTGTAAATGGTGAAGTTATGCATCTTATTCAGCCTCAACATATCGGATGCAAATGGACTCAAGAAAACAAGATATTCCGCTCATCCCTCTGGGATAATGATGGAAAAATTGTTTCTGCTGGATTTCCTAAGTTCACCAATTGGGGTGAAAATCCAGATAATTTCCCTGTTCCTACTTCTCTTGATAAAACTACTATTGTTGAGAAGTGTGATGGTTCTCTCCTTATTGTATCTAAATACAAGGGGCATTATATCCTTCGCACCCGTGGCACTTCTGATGCTACCAAGCTTGATAATGGATATGAACTTGAAATCTTCAAGAAAGAAGTTCTTTCAAAGATTGAAGGCACCGCTTTTACTTATTGCTTTGAAGATAAGAATGGTAATCCAAGCGACGAGACTTGGGACTTCTCTCTACTTTTTGAGTGGGTGTCTCCAAAACAGAAAATCATATTGAACTATGGTGATCAACCAGACTGGTTCTTGGTTGGTGCCGTGGATCATTTCTCATATCAATTGGCCAGCCAAGATCTTCTGGATACAATGGCGAAGCAACTTGGTTGGAAGCGGCCAACTACTTATACTTTTCCTACCGTTGAACAGCTTATGGCTGATGTTGACGCTTGGAAAGGGAAAGAGGGCGTCTGCGTTTATTCTAATAATGGCCAAGCTATTCATAAGGTTAAGGGTGCTTGGTATCTTGCTCTTCATCGTATGAAAGAAGAGTTTGGTTCTATTGATCGTCTTATTGACGTGTGGTTTACTTGGGGCTGTCCTGATTATCAAACCACTGAGGAACGAATTGTATCTCAATTCGATTGGGAACTTTTTACTACTATCCGGGGTGATATTTCTCGTATCTGTGAAGCTTGGAAAGAAGTATGGAAAATCACGGATGGTTTTCATAATTTTATAAACACCAATCTTCTTCCAATGGGCGATCCAAAGGATAAGAAAGTTCGTGGTCAAATGGCCGGTAAGGTTATTGCTGCTTATGGTATAACCAATCGGGCATCATTTCTGTTCAAATTGCTTGACGGCAAGGAACTTGGGCAGGATGATACCAAGAAACTCCTGTATCAAGTGTTGAAGAAGTAATAATATAATAATCACATATGAAAGTATTCAAAGTCCTACTGGTTAAAAATCGTGGTTTACATTCAATAAGTTCGTTTGGTAAGCGAATTCGTTATTCAACTAAACGAGTCAATACCTATCCGAAAGGATCTAAACCATACCTATATTCATGTGATACTCTTGAGGTTGCTAAACGCTGGCAAAATGCCTTTGCCGTTAATGGGAAAAAATATGTTATTTATGAGGCTATTTCTATAAATAGAGTTAATAGAGGTTCAACTACCGTGTTGAGTCGAAAACTGAAACTGGTGAAGCGGGTGAAATAACCCTTGACATTTTATAAACCTCTGATAGAGTCATCGTATATGAAAAAGTATCGTATTTCTCCGGTGCATTTCGATGGTAAGTTAACTGGCCATCTTCGCTATGGTCCGAATGATAATAACTGGTTTAGAAAAGTCGGAAGTGTTGAATGGGTTCGTCTCGGATACAAATAACCCTTGACTTTTTATAAACCCCTGATAGAGTCATTGCATATGAACAAGAAACAATGTTGTGTTGCCGAAAATGATCTCGTTGATTTTCGATATAAATGTAACGAGTTAATGGAAAAGGGATGGAATGTCATTCCCGGCACAATAATCAGTTCAATAGCTATGGGAACTTCAAGTGGTTCTGGATATAATTCGGTTCAGACTGAAAAGGTGTTGGTGGCATTCTTCGAGAAATAAATGGTTATGAAATACGAATACGATCCGCAATTTCAAGATGATCGTCCTGAGTGGGAACGGAACAAGCCTGATTGGAAGGGCAATAAAAAGGGAAAGAAACAGAAGGGCAATTGGAAAGATCGCCGGAAAGAAAGCCGTCCTGATAAATATTCAAATGACTGGTGATTTATGGATATTGTGACTAATCGAGCCGAAAAAATTTCTGAATTGGTTGAAGAATTGATTTTTCTTTCCAAGAACGGGGTATTTTTAAAAATGGCACCTAAGTCTGATGATGCCGAGAAAAGAAAGCGTGGGGATGAAGCACATGATGTTCATTTTGACAGACTTTCAACTTTGTTATGTGAACTTATTGAGCCTAATGAGAAGCAATGTCAAGCATTGAAAGAAGAGTTGAAGCGGTTAGTTAAATGAAATCCAAAGAAACCATTTATCGTTCTCCTGATGGCCAGCGTTGGCGGTTGGTTGATTGCCCAAGGTGGGGTGGTGGTATTATGGCTATTCGAGTTAAAGA